ATGCCGACCTAAAAATTGAATGATTGTGCGCGGGCCTCCCTCGACACTAATGAGCGCGATGACCCCCGGTCGCTGTCCGCCACTGGCGCTATACAATGTGCGCGCATGACGCGTATAGAATGCGTGGCGTCGTGTGTCACGCTCTGTATCGCGTTGTGCTGCGCTGTGTGCCATAGGCTATGTGATTGCATTGCTGTGGGCTTAGCGTGGCTCTGTGTGGCTCTCATGCGGTGTACGGTGGCATGGCTGGGGTATGGCTGCGCTGTGTGGTGCGGTGGGCGGTGCGTGTCCTGTCATGGGATGCGTACCGTGCATCACTCGTGGGTATGGGTCGCTGGGCGTCGTCTCGCTGCGCTCGTCTCCGCTACGCTCCTCTCTCGGGGGCTACTCTACCTCTTTTCGCTTGCTCGTCACTGTGTCATCCTCTCTACCTCTCTCTCTCTCTATCAGTGGCTACTCTCACTCACCACTCTATCCTCTCTGTACTACCTCTGTCATCGTCCTACGTGGCTACACTCTCACGTTCGCATCACTCGTGTGCTATCACACACTCACTCTGTTCCGTTCGCCTCACAGCCTGTCGCACTGCGTGCTGCTGCTCGTCCACTTCGGACGCGAATCCTAGCGGTTTCTAATCCTTAGTGCTTGCCTTCATAGCATTATCAATCAATACATACACTTACATGCTATTCTAATGAATTAATATCAATGACTTAGCTGATACATACTGAATATCACCATCAAACTATTTATCCTTATGGAATAGATACTTATCACTATTTATCTATCTATTTTCAAAATAGTGCTTGTCAGATGGTTCGGATTGTTGTGTAATTCTCATCACCGAAGCAAAGCATCGCTAAGTAGTCAGCCAGTAAGACGTACGAACATCTGGTTTCGGTAAGTAGTTCAGCAGTACAGTAACATCGCTCTTTATACAATCTGGTCTGGTTCTGTGATAGTCCACCAATCAATGAGGTAACTATCATGCATCCAATCACACTCAAAGCAGCATTCGACGCGTACGCCAATCTCGAAGTAGCGGTTACGAAGTACGAGCGGGACAATAACGTCAACGTGTACGACATCACCGAAAGGGCAGGGCGGCGTAGAACGCACCGAATGTGTCTTAGAGGTAGCCAAAGCCATCGACAGCGACGTAATCAAGTTGCTGGAGCTGCAGAAGTACGGCACCACTGAGATTGTCTACGCAGTAGGTCAGGCAATCAGCGACGCCTTCATGGCAAGCCTTGACGAAACCTACTCGTTTGATGAAACCAACGTCACTAACGTAATGCGGTATGCATTCCGGAATGGCAAGGTTATGAGTCGGTAGCAGGTAGCCGGTACACAACGTGCCGGACTATCACAGAATCAGCCAGTAAAAAGAATTTTCGAAAGTACTTGACGGTTACAACGCAGTATGATGTAATTCGTCTCAAGCAGTAAGCAGTACCCGGTTCAAATCAGCTAATACCTGATGCCGGATGAGTCCAAGGGGTCCAGCGCGACTGGATGAGTAGGACGGAGATAAACCGCCTCTCTGATGTGTGGAACGTGTACCTGACAATCCTATGCGATAGGGCAGGAGTATACGGCAAAGGGTAGTGCCTTTGCAGCGTCAACAGCGAAGCCGATAGACACAGGCCGTAGCAGTACAGTGACAAACGCCTAATAGGAATCGTCCTGTTTGAGGTGAGTAGGGGTGAAAAGCTGGCAACGGTGAAGTAGCAACGAAAGCTGAGGGAATAACGGTTGAATAAGGCGCAGACAAAGTTTCAGGGTAGTTCATCCGGCCAGCCCACAGATTCCGCATCATAGCTGAGTTAGACGGCGCGTCACAATGGGTGAACTATCCGCCTGAAACAAGTCACAAACTGGAGATTAGATTATGTTTACTGTATACGCATCAGGTTCAAAGCAAGAGTACACGCTGGGAACTAACGCCGTCCGCAACCGGCAGTTACGGGTTGCACTGGAGGAAGTGACCGGCAACCGGAGCGAACCACTGTTAGGCATGTACGGCGGCGTTGTAGAGCATTCGCTCCGCATCCCGGCTAACGGCTGGCAACTCGAAGCCATCCGCAAGCTGTGTGTCGAAGCCTACGGACAGGAATGCATTATGGTTGTGGATGAACGCCGCCGCTGCTTCTTTGTCAGCACTGACACTGACGTGGCAATGGCACTGGCAGGCAATGAGCCAGCCGGATTCCTCCGCCAGTATGGTGAGTACATGCCGGGCGGCGTTGACGGTTGGTCATACGACGGCAGAGCGTATTACATTGTGTCTGAGTTAGCCTAATGCGTCCTACGGGGCGCATTGTGATAACCCAACCAATCAAGAGGATTTAACTATGAGCATCACTTACAGCACTTACAAAGACGTGAAAGCGTTAGACGCAGCCATCGCTGACGCAGTGGCGGCTTCACATCAGGTCCGCGAAACTATTCAGCGCGTTGCCGTTGGCATCCTGCTGCATGCTCACAAGCACGGTGACTACACTCGTGCTGCTTCTTTCGTTAAACAGCTGGGTGCAGGCGTTCGTCAGAAAGCACTGGTGGAGTGGTTCCAGCAGTACGGCGGCCTGATTGCCGGTAAGAACGCGGCTGGCGAAGAAGATTTCGTAGCATGGCAGGGCGCTGAGTTTATCAAGGCGCACATTGACAACGCGAAGTCAACCATGTGGTGGAACTGCAAGCCCGAGCCTGCGTTCACTGGTTTCGACCTGAACAAAGAGTTCGAACGTCTGGTAGCCCGTGCTGAAAAGGCAATGGCCGAGCGTGAAAAACTGGCTAAAGCTGGTAAGGATGAAGATGCGGCGAAAGTTGTCGTTGACGTTGACGCTCTGACCCGCCTGAAAGCAGCCATCGCTGCTAAGGTAGCATGATGATTGGCGCGGTCCCTAACAGCTGGTGGGGGCTTATCCCACCGCTGCCGGTCAATGACAGCAAGTGAGCACTGAGAAGGCATTCAAGCGAGTGCCTTCGATTGTATTCACTAACCCAACTGGAGTTCTTATGTCAAAATTCATCAAAGTTTTAGCCGCCTCTGGCTCTGTCCGCGATTGCACCGTAGGTAAGCTGTACCACGTCGAGCAGGAAATGGATGCGGGTGAAACCTATGTCTTTAATGGTGAGCGCCGCACCGCTCCTGTACCCGGCTTCGTAATCACAGATGATGTAGGCGACAGTGTGGCATTGCGCGCCGCTGGTGACCCGGATGCCCATGCCTGGAAGCTGGTCACAGAGTAGCGGTAAACTCGTAGTCGTTCGCTGAGCGGCTACTATGATTACCACTAACTGACTGAGGTTTGTATGAAAATTCGTGTACTGAAAGCTCAAGGCGCACTGCGCGACTGTACTGTTGGCAAGTCCTACAAGGCCAAGTATGTGCATGCCGGTGATGATGTAATGCTGCTGCAGGGTGGCGTTGAGTGGCGTAGCGTAAAAGCTGGGGAGCCTGGCTGGTCATTCCTGGATGATTCAGGCGACACTGTAGGCCTGCAGCTGGCTGCTAACTGTGACCTGTACGCCGCAGGCGTGTGGGATTATGACCCGGTAGAGTGATTTCCTCATAGCCGCTTACGAGTGGCTATGCTGAATATCACTGGCAATTCCGCCAACTAACTGAGGATACACCATGACTATCATCCGCTTCTTCTTCTCCGAAACTGAGCAGGACATCATTGCTACGCTGGACGGCGGCGAAACCCCGACTGTAGGTGATAACGCAATCTGCTTCGACGGTACGCAAACTACCGGGCCATTCGGTTCCGACCGCCCACTGGCAGTACAGGGCGCTGAGTCTTACGCCGCACAGGGAGTACCAAGCAAAGTATTACCGTTCCTACTCCACGGCGGCGCGCTGAACAGCGTACTGGAAGGCTATGAACTCGTGTACACTGACGAGTTCGACGCGTAATTTCTGTCTGCCCATGCATAGCCGTGGGCAGTAGGGCAATTATGCCATAACTCACTGAGGATTTACCATGAAAGCAACAGTCCAGACTGTATCTGTAACCAACATCAACGCAGCCGCATTCGAAGACGGCGTAGCCTCTGAGCATGCACTCATTGGTCAACTGCTGACCCGCGAAGATGGTGAGCGCCGCTTCGTTATCCTGGGCATGAACGTAGATGGTGACAGCGATGAAAAAGTCGTGGAAAGTACGCCAGAGGAGGTAGTACCAGCATTTGCGGTATCGCTGGGCGTCTACGATATGGTTGGCGGTGACTTGCTGGAAGGCGCGGACATCCGTGTGCTGGCTGACCTGCCGAGCATCAACGTAGCGTGATTTCTTAGTGCGCCTTGCCCTGTGTAGGGCGCACTGTGGCAATCATGCCCTAACCTGTACGAGGATTTACCATGCCTAAGATTAACGTGTTCAAAGATGTTGATGGCGACCTGCTGGTTACTACTGCCGATAAAGTTGAGCCGGGTATCACCGCGTTCCAGATTAACGGTGAGCGTGTAAGCGCTGCTGATGTTGTGTCTGAGCTGCGCGATATGCCGCGTATTATACTGGTGATGCAAGCCGGTCGTCTGGCTAACACAGCAGAAGTAGCTGCGCTTATCGCCAGACTGCAGCCAACACTGGTGCACAGCGTCAACGTCGATGAAGACGACGAAGTGTACGAAGTACTGGCCGCGTGATTTCTGTCTGCCTCGTTGCGACGGGGCAGTAGGGCAATCACGCCAATCAAATTGAGGGTTACAGAATGTCAAACATTTACTTCGTGTGCAGTGTTAAGTCTGACGCAGTTGTTGGCCTGGCTGTGGAAGAAGGCGGCAAGTACATTTCTACCGACTACGTTGCGACCGGCAAGACTGGTGCAAGCGCGCCAACCACAGTTGATGCACTGGAAGCCAGCATCGCCTCTGGTGCTGTACCTGTGCCGCCAGCTGGCTTAGTTCATCTTGCTTTGGGTATCAGCCTCGAACTCACTCTATCACTCCTGACTGAGCAGGTAGGCGAACCCGTATACATGGAGCATGCACTGGTTGTCTGATAAGTAGTGACTTTAATCAAGGCTGCTTAGGTAGCCTTCGTTAAGTTCACTCACTGGAGACTGACAATGGCAATACACAAAGTGCGCATTATGCGCGGAGTTGATTACGAAGACGAGCAACCCATCGTTGCCCTGCGCTTCACCCTGCCCGATGGTAAAGAAGGGCTAACTGTGTTCAATCGGATGGACGTGCTGGGCGTGGACCTCGACCTGGTTAAAGCCACAGACCAGCAGATGATTGACCGCATCAAAGAGTACGCCGGTTCACTGACATTCATCATCGACCTGTTGAATGACCGATGCCTGGCGGCAAACGTTCCCTACCTTGAGCGCTGGCAACGTACGTTGACCACTATCTACGAGGGGGATATGTACCTGTTCGGTATCGACGATACCCTGGAGAAATAACCATGAAGCATCTGGCTCAAACTATAATAGCGTGTCTCGTTATGGCGTTGGCACTGATTATCTTCTGCCCTAGCGTGCACGCTGCATTCCTACCGGTAGTCGAGCTGGATGCTCGTGACTCTGTGATGCCTGTGAAAGAGGACATCATCCCTGTCTGCGTAATTGACACGCGTAACAACGGCATAATCAGTACCATCGTGTACCCGGACGAATGCATCAGCATTATTGCTGGGCTGCGCGATGAAATGCAGCGCTCTGATAAGACGGCGCTGATTCACCTGACTATCAACGGTCAACACATCAATCTAATCTGAGGTTCAGCATGACTACCAACATCGAATACATCATCAAGCAGTACGTTGACCCGGTTGACGGCGAGACTACCTTCGCAGCGTTTACCCCTGACCTGCAGTTCGTAGCAATCGCGCCAACTAAGTGGGACTTAGACCAGTGTATCGCTAAAGGTCTGGTCGATGAGCCTGTTGCACAGATTCTGGAGAATGAGGATTACGAGTACGATGATTATCGTACCTCTCTCCGTGCTGCACTGGCTGCACCAGCTGTAGTGTGATTCATCCAAGCGCCTGGGTTACCGGGTGCTTGTCTGTTATCACACAAGAGGACACAATCATGAACGGTTTAGACGTAGCAATGATTATGCTTAGCGTTGAGAAGGCAGCAGTCGAGGCTGCGCTGACTGCGCAGCCGGTTAAACAGCCGCAAACACACGATGCGCACGGATTCCCTGAGCCAGGGCATATTATTAACAGCCGATGGCTCAAAGCCATCCGCGCAGCTGGTTATCAGGTGGTGGGTGAGTGATGGGTATCTACATCCGCCGAAGCACATGCCTGGGCGGTAGGTTACACCAGCAAACGTAATTGAGAGGTAAGCTATGCAAAAGTTAAAAGAGTTCTGGCGTCGTATTCTTAAGGCGCTGTTCAGTGTCAACCCACAGCCAGTGGATAACGGTAACCCGTTCGTCTACGTGACAGTCGAGACGGCTGACCTGGAGCTGGGTGATTATCTGGTGGCATACGATGGTTACATCCAGCGCATCAGTGCTGAGGACTATCGGGGCCAGCGCCGCGTCGTAACTAAGAAGGGTCACGGCGCGCCGTATGAATTTATTGCGGATGAGGGTGAGGAGTTCACCGTCCGCCAGGAAAGAGAGGTACTGTAAAATGTCAATCGACTTTGCAAACATTAGTCCGGGTGCTATTGAGTACAACCGCAAGATACTGGCCCGTATGAAGTCGCCGGAGTACGGCGGCATGCCTACCACTATCCAGTTCCGGGGTGGCTTCACGCAGCTCGAAGCGTATGAAGCCTGGATGAACCAGGACCAGCGCGGCCAGCTGGTTGTCTTCGCTACGCAGTTCGGCGTCACGGTGTCAGCGTACGTCGAAGTGTGGTGCAACGTGAATGCCACGCATGCACTGCATCAGTTCGGCAAGGACTCACCAGCATACGCTGAGGCACTGCGCCAGATTACTGTGCTGGGCAACACAGCCTGTAAGGCGCTGGCGTCTGAGCAGGCGCTGGATGCGTACGCTCTTTGGACCAAAGGCAATCGCAATGTACCCACTGACATGGCTGAGGACGAGCTGCACCTTGCGTACGCCGCTGAGCTGCTCACCATTGCTAATGAAATGATGGAGTTCGAGCATGAAAAGCCAACGCTGCATTGAGGTGAAGCGTAGCCCAGGCCAGATTACCTGGCTGATACTGCTGAACGGCGCATTGCTGGGTACTCGTGACACTGAGGCTGAGGCCAATGAGTTACGTGATAAACTCCAGCGCCTAAGTGACAGCGTTATTACTGCCTGATACCCCAAGCCCATTTAAATAAGTGGGCTTTATTATCGGTAGTTATTTAAAGGCAATCACTAAGGACAACTCCAAATATTACGGGGGTCAAATGAAATTTAAACGTGCTATATCGAACGACGAGTGGAAAGAATTAGCTACTCGTTTACCCATTGGCCAGAAGCGCAGAGGTTTCCATGAGTGCCAAACTTCATTCAACAAAACGGGCTTTGAGTATGGCCGTGACAGCGACGCTGTATGGTGCAAGTGTTACCGCTGTGGCTATGCTCGGCGGCATGACCTTAATCATGTGGTGTATCGCCCGGCTGATACTCAGCAGATTAAAGTACCTTCGGACCTCGTACCTATTACCGAAGTGATAGCCAAGCATCCACGTCGTATGTTACCGGCGCTGGAGGCTGAGCAACTTCTCCCCTACCTCGGCGACCTAATGGCCAGTGAAACCTACGGACGCATCTACATGCCGGACGACTCAGGTAGCTACTGCGGCCTGGACTTCACCGGCAATCAGTTTATCCCCTGGCGTTCTCCGCTCCGGCACAGCATGGCTATCAAACATCGGGACAGTGACGAGCTGTACATCGTGGCTGAGGCATGCGAATACATGGATGCGTTCCGCAACTTCGAAGCAGGCACAGCGTTCGTGTTCGCTGTCGATGCATCCACTGTATCAGCACTCATCACCCACGTGGTGGCTGGGCGATATAAGCGCGTTATCATTCAGCACCATCCATCAGCCCAGCGTCTGGCTAAGGAACTTCGCACATTCTGCGAGGTGAAGATCATAGGAGAGTAACGTGTCCCTGGATTTAACTCTGCTCTCCGTTATGCGGGAGCGTTCCAAGTTCAACACGCTACGCCATGTAGTGCCCGAAGATATGATGAGCACAACCACGGCGTACATGATGAAGGCGTTCGGCACATACTTCGCAGGTGTGGCGGACTCTGACTACGTGGACCTGGATGCACTGTACACATTGGTGCGCATCAAGACTGGCTCAACACCTGACCAGCTCGCTGCGTTCGATGCGCTATGCACCCAGCTCCGTAATTACAAACCAACCCAGGCGCAGAAGGAGGCTGTCGTAGACCAGCTCACCGAACGTGACACTTCGGGTAAGGCTGGCCTTCTGCTCCAACGTTACGAGAATGGAGACGAAGTTGATATCATCTATGAATTGGGCAAGCTATCTGAGCATGCTCGTCGTAGTCGGGGGCAATCTTCCGTCACTGATTACGTCGATGAAGATGTTATGGATATTGTCAAGAGCACTGATGCTGAGCACGGCATCAAATTTCCTTTGCTCTGCCTGCAGGATTCGGTACGAGTGCTGCTCCCCGGCGACTCAGTTGCAATTGCTGCTCGACCGGACTCAGGCAAAACAAGTTTCATCGCATTTAACCTTGTCCGGATGGCGGCCACATGCGCCAAGCTGTACCCAGGCAGGCCGATACTCTGGTTCAACAACGAAGGGCAGGGCCGCAACATCATCCCGCGCCTCTACCAATCGGCGCTCGAAGTCACGCTACCGGAACTCGTAGAGATTGGGCAGGACCGTGACAAGCTGCACGAGCGGTACGCTGCTGCTATGCAGGCTCCGTCCAACATCATCCGCGTTAAGGATATGCACGGTGCTACGCTGGCGAAAGCTGAGCAGGTTATTGAAAGCCGAATGAATCCTTGCATGGTGGTGTGGGATATGCTGGCTAACTTCAAGCTTGCAGCGTCCGACCCAACAGCGAACAAAGCCAGTCAGGTTGAGCAGCTATGGCAGGAGGTACGTGAGCTGGCTGTGCGTCACGAGTTCGTGAGCATGGCCACAGTGCAGGTGTCAGCGGATGGGGCAGATGATATGTTCCCGTCGCTGGATGCCCTCAAGGATTCGAAGACAGGTATTCAGGGTGCCACTGATGTGGTGCTCATGCTGGGTTCGGTTGATGACCCGGCGCTGCAGTCCAGGCGCGGCGTCAGTACGCCGAAGAACAAGCGGCAGATTGCTGGCCGTCCATCTAATCAGCGCGCTCAGGTTCACTTCTATGCTGACCGCTGTGTGTTTGAGGATATGTAATGAGTGAACTTAAAGTAGGGCAAGTGTGGCAAACGGCCACCCCGTACAAAGAACGCGTAGAAGTTACGGAACTAACCGAGACTGCTGTGAGCTACCGATACACTGCGGGTGAATGTCGTGGCCCGTTTACGCGTGAACGGGCCTCCTTTGCAGAGACATTCCCTATCCTAGTAGGGACTGCGCCACCGGCTAAGGGTTGGGATTACGCTGAGGCTGACCGCCTGCGCAAAGCTGCTGCTGCCGCGTGTGAAGCATACAACGAGTACATCCAGCGTAAGCCTGACACGTACTACCCACCCATCTACTGCCCAGCAGACCTGTGAGTAAGTGGCTCCGGTCACATCGCCGTTGCCCTACCTGCGGCAAGGCGATGATGGAGCAGACAGTGCAGGGCGCGGGTGGTAAGCCACTCACAGTCTACGAATGTACCGAGGACGGAGCACGTCAATATGGCAGAAGAAAAGCAGTACCGCATCTCACCTCTGCGTCCTAAAGAGCAGGGCCAAATCAAGGCGCTGTACAAGGCTGGCGACTCCTTCCGGAATGCCAGTGCATTGAGTGAGCGTTACAACGTGCCACCGGCAGACATCATCGCGGTGGTGAATGATACTTATCGTAAGGGGAAACCTCATGCCAAAGATTAATCCCATCACCGAGGTAAAAATAGGTGCTCTTGTAGTTGGCTTCATTTATGACAACGTCCGGTTTCGTGACGGCGCGCTGGTATCTACCAGCCCGGTTGTCTCTGTCGATGGCGACACGTTCACCACGGAGTCAGGCACAACGTACGAAGTAGTGGGGGTGCCTGGTGAATCTGAATGAGCAGGTAACAGAAGTCTGCCGCATGCTGGCGGCGGAAGGGTACGACTTTGTGGTGGCCGGTGGCTTTGCCCGTGACACAGCAGCGGGTGTTCCACCCAAGGATGCAGACATCTGCGTTTACGGCGGCACACTGCGCAATGCATTCATGGCTAACCTGCCTGACTACATGTTCGATTGGGCTGAGAGCAATGGCCTACCGTACAGCAAAGCGTACAGCTATGGCACTGGCGCATCAGACTTTGATGTGCGCATTGATGGTGTGGTCAAGCTGGGTCAGGTGGACATCATTTTCTACCATGAGGCCCGGTGCTGGCAGGAAATCGTAGACAAGTTTGATTTCAATATCAATCAGTTCTACTTTCCATCCAGTATTCCAGTGCGTGACTACGGTACGCACGGTCGGGGTGAGCCACAGCTTGTAGGCTACGCCCCGGTGTTCACCCGCGAGTCTGTAGCTTATGGTGGTAACCACACGCGGCTACTGGTCAACGGCCTCTGTGCCGTGCGTGAGGACTTCTGCGCTGCCCGTGAGCAGTACATCCTTGATAAGTTCTCTCGTATCTGGCCGGGTATTAAAGACTGGCTAACTGCTGTGTTGGAGGAACGTGATGCGGGTACAAGTCATTGACTTAGAAACCGAAAACCATCCGTGGTTCGGTGAGCTGGCTTCACCACGCTGCCCGGATAACTATGTCGTGATGCAGGGCCAGCAGGATGTGGTGCTGACAGCGGATGGCTGGAAGTATCAAGAGCGACATGAGTACCGGTACAAAGACATTGATGATTGGCGCGCGAACAAGTCTTTGCATATCGACCCCGCTACTCAAATCATCGTGGCGCACAACGCGCCGTATGAACTCAGCTGGTGGTGGTGCCACTATCAGGATGAGCTGATACCTTTCCTGAAACGTGGCGGCCGCATCTTCTGTACGGCGTACGCAGAGTATCTGCTTACCCATCAGCAGGAGCTGTACCCTGCCCTGAATGAAGTCGCGATTAAGTACGGTGGTACACACAAGGTCGATGCAGTGAAGGCGATGTGGCAGGCTGGCTACCTCACCTCACAGATTGACCAGGAGCTGCTGAGCGAATATCTCAGTGGTCCGAGCGGCGACATCGCCAACACCATGCGGGTATTCACCGGCCAGTGGGCGGCACTGCAGAAGCAGGGCATGCTCAAGATGGCGCTGACCCGCATGGAAGGCATGCTCATGTGGACGTACATGATGTACTCCGGCCTGTATGTTGACCGGGATGTGGCTGAGCAGAACCGCCAGGAGTTGGTCAAAGATATCGACCGGCTGACTGACGAGCTGCGTGGTTACCTGCCAGCTGATATGCCCCAGGCTGCACGGGAGCAGTTCAAGTTCTCGTCTGCGTACCATATGTCAGCCTTCGTGTTCGGCGGCGTGATGAAGTACAAGGACAAGGTGGAGCGCACTGACGCCGATGGCAATGTCATCTACGTCAAAGAGGAAGCGCCGTTCTTCAAGCAGGGCAAAGAGACCTGGGTTAAAGCCAAGTCACTCTGTACCTTCGACGAGGAATCAGGTCTGTGGTACGACCCGGAAGCCAAGTGTCACCAGGCGCTGTACACAGCTGGCAAGAACAAGGGCATGCCTAAGTTCGATAAGCTGGCCAGCAGCGAGGCGGATACGAAGTGGGGTGAGGTACTGTGTACTCTGCCTGGTCTGCTGCGTCCGCAGGACCGCCGCGCCAAAGAGATTGCCGGTAACCTGGCCTGGCAGGATGTGCGCCGCCCTGGTGATTGGGTAGGTAAGCGTCGCCTGGCGGACGGTACGCCGGTGTTCAGCACAGCAGGCGATGTACTCGAAGCACTGGCTGCTCGTAAGATTCCTGGCGTGGTAGAGATTGCTGCCCGTGCGAAAGCACAGAAAGACCTGGGCACGTACTATCTGATTGAGGAGGAGGACGAGGAAGGCAATGTCATCGGTCAGTCAGGTATGATGCAGTTCATCCAACCGGATGGCGTGGTACACCACAGCATCAACATGACATCGACCGAGACCACACGCCTGTCATCGTCTCGTCCGAATAGTCAGAACCTGCCGCGCAAAGGCACGAGTAAGGTTAAGCAGATGTTCACCAGCCGCTTTGGTGGCGAGGGTAAAATCTGTGAGGCTGACTACTCCGCCCTGGAAGTGGTGGGTCAGTGTGGGTTCACGAAGGATAAGAACCTGACACAGGCGCTGCTCGATGGCACAGACATGCACTGCATGCGACTGTCTCAGCAACTGAATGAGGACTACGAGAGCGTGCTCCTCAAGGCGAAGAAGGACGAGAGCCATCCAGACCACAAGCGCTATGACGAAATGCGTACGGCCATTAAGCCGAAGGCATTCTCGTATCAGTATGGTGCAACGGCGATGGGCATCGCGTATTCAACAGGCTGCTCTGTTGAGGAGGCGCAGGCATTCATTGACTCCGAGAAAGCTCTGTTCCCCGATGTCGAGAAATGGTATGACGAAGTTATCACGCCAATTGTCGAGCGTAACGGGAAGAGTAACCGCTTTAAAGAGCAGGACGAGAATGGCCGGTGGGTTAGTTACTGCCGTGGTCACTGGCAGTCACCTGGCGGTACGTGCTACTCGTTTCGTCAGCATGAGAAGTGGGACCGGGATGCACGTGCAGCCGTCATGATGTACAAGCCAACCCAAATGCGCAACTATCCTATCCAGGGTGAGACAGCGTTTTGGGTGCAGGGCATCGGTGGTCTGCTGTTCCGCTGGCTGCTCGCCAATGATTTCTTTGATGGCAAAGCTGTCCCTATCAACCAGGTACACGATGCATTCTATTTCGACTGTGCGCCTGACTGCCCGCATGAGTTCTTCGTCGGGCTGAAAGCCATCATGGAATGTATCCCCGAGTACTACAACCACGTGTGGCCGGAGTACAACCTGCACGTACCATTCCCTGCAGAAGTAGAAGTAGGCCCGAGCATGTATTCGAAGTCGCATTATCACTACGAGCCGGGTGAAGTAGCTGCATTTAAATCTCAATTCCTCAAATCAAAGGGTATCGTAAATGACTAACTCTGTTCTCAATCGCATCAACGCCACTGCTGCTGCATTCGTCGAAGCCGAAGACATCAACTTCAACGAAGCGACCGCTGTATCCGGTGGCCGCAAGCTGCCAGAGGGGAAGGCGTTCGGTCGCTTCATCAGCTACATCGAATTAGGTCCGCAGTTAAACAAGAACTATCCGGACAAAAAGCCTACCAACATGTTCTATGGTGAGTTCGCCCTGTTCGGTAAGAACAAAGAAGGCGAGACTTTCCATACCATGGAGGGTGGCAAGATGGTGCCGGGTATCATCCGCACCATGCGCTACAGCGTCAGCAACAACCTGACCACGAAGGCCAACGCCTTCAAGCTGTTCAAGCGCATGAACCCAAGCAAGACTGCGAAGCACTTTGCGCAGCTGCTGAACGGTACATACATTGTGCCAATCGTGCACAACACCCAGGGTGAGGGTGACAAGAAGAAAGAGTACGTGAACATCGACACTGACAACCTGATGCTTGCGGTTGACCCGGTGACCGACGTGCCGTACAACGTACCGGAGATTGAGGACGAGAAGCTGTTCCGCATCTTCCTCTGGAACAACCCAACGAAAGAGGATTGGGACAGCCTGTACATCGAAGGTAAGAACGACGAAGGCAAGTCGAAGAACTGGATTCAGGAACTCATCCTGTCCAGCCCGGACTTCCCAGGCTCACCACTGGACATGCTGCTGCATGGTGCCGGTGCTGGCTCAGCGCTGGCTGAACTGCCAAGCATTGACGAACCAGTACAGGAACCTGCAGAGCCGGCAGCTGACCTGCCAGTTGATAAGGTGGAGTCAACCCCTGCAGAGTCTGGTGACTTCGGCCTGCCTACGCTGTGAGTCGATTAGCTCAATTGCTGGACCGTGCCCAGGGTGAAGACCTGGGCATTCCAGCTGAGGTGGCTGGCCGGGTACTGCTGACTGACGCTGACTCGACGGCGTACGTTGCAGCGGCTACGACCAAGAGCATCGAGACTGCGAAGACGCGCTTTGTCAGCGGTGTGCTGGCGGCGCAGTTCCTGGCTGGCTCTCAGAGCAGCCGCATCTACCTGACCGCCAGCGAGTGCCGAAAGGCTGGGCGCTACCGACTGCGCGGCCAGAAGTTATACCAGGCGAACCGGGACCACAAGGCTAAGCCTGGCCTGGTCGAGCCACTGCGCAAAGCCATTGGCCGGAACATGTTTAACAAGCCAGCCGGTGAGGACTGGTACGTTAACCTGGCGTTCGACCTGGAAGCTGACGACCAGATTATCATTGACGCCTGGGCTACTGGTATGCAGGACGCCGTGGTATACAGCGCGGACAAAGACCTGCGCTGCTGGCCCGGTTACTTCCTGGACCCGTACACTAACCGTGTGCTGGACCCGGTGACCGGTGTTGGCTCTCTGTGGTGGCAGCACAATAAGAGTGGTGATGTCCTGATTGGGCACGGCACTATCTTTTTCTGGAGCCAGATGATTATGGGTGACACTGCCGATAACGTTGGTGGCTTGAAGAAGGGTGGCAAGAAGCTGGCGTATGAAACTCTGGCGCAGTTCGACCATGCTGACCTGGTGTGTGAGTCTGACATCGCAGAGATTGTGCTGCGTATGTACATGAAACTAAACCAGAATCCCTGGCCGGAAGCATTCGCCATGTGGCTGTACCGCACAGAGACGTACAGCTTTGCGGCTCACCTCAACACGTTAAACCTCAGCCCGGAACTTAAAGCCTGGCTGCATGTAAAGTTCAAGGAGCCGTGGTATGTTGACGAAGATTGGCGCGCCGGGGTTAGTGGCGATGCGGACGAATGCATTGGGGAAACCCTGCCCGTGTTGCCGTGAGCCTATGGTTGATATGAAGCTGATGGTTGTTGACCACGACCACAGTACCGGCGAGATACGTGGGGTACTGTGTCGCTGGTGCAATGCGCAGCTCGGTAAGATGGAGAACGCTGCGACCAGGGCTAAGCGCAACCTTACCCCGGAGCAGTGGTTAGACAACGCGTTCCAGCACCGCAAGGCGCACACTGGCCTGATGTACCCGACACATCTGACCGCCGCTGAGAAGGTGGCGAAGTCAGCAGCAAAACGTAAAGCCTCAGCAATGGCTAAGGCAGCAGCAAAACTTAAGGCGAAACAATGACTAAGATTACTAACCAGCAGTTGATGGAAGACTTGTCCGAAGGTCTCAGCGTAACAGAGATTGCTGCGAAGCACGGTACTGGTGAGAGCACAGTGCGTGAGCGTAAGGCCAAGCTGGCCAAGTCAGGCTGGTCGCCAGAGCATGATATGACGAAGACGGTGCCCGAGCCTTACATGGTCAAGGGTACGTCCACGCTGTATGGTCCTGACGGCGAGACGAAGCTGCAGTGGGTAAAGACCTCCATTGACCATGAGACTGAAATGGCGCTGATTCGTGCAGCCATTGAGGCGGCCAACGAAGACATCATCCCGGTAGCCGCTCAGCCCTGGGCCGGTAGCAAACCAGCAGCGGAGCACCTGCTCGACTTGTTCGTGCTGACCGACTACCACCTGGGTATGCTGGCGTGGAAGGGTGAGACCGGTGAGGATTGGGACTTGTCCATTGCCGAAGACCTGTTGGTTAAATGGTTCGCTGCAGCGATTGAGTCAGCGCCGTCAGCGCACACTGCAGTGTTCGGCCAGCTGGGTGACTTCCTGCATTGGGATGGCCTGGATGCCGTGACTCCGTCAAGCGGCCACGTACTGGATGCTGACACACGTTTCCAGAAGCTGGTGCGTGTAGCCATCCGCGCAATGAAGCGCATCATCAGCATGCTGCTGGAGAAGTTCCCGCAGGTGCACGTCATCTGTGCGGAAGGTAACCACGACATGGCGTCGTCTATCTGGCTGCGCGAAATGCTGGCAACTCTGTACTGTGATGAACCGCGTGTGACTGTGGATACCAGCGCTGACCCGTACTACTGCGTTGAGTTCGGCAACACCTCGCTGTTCTTCCATCACGGTCACAAGCGTAAAGCTGAGCAGCTGGACGTTGTACTGACCGCGAAGTTCCCGCAGGTGTATGGCCGGACGCAGCACCGGTATGCGCACTGTGGCACCTGCATCACAAGAAAGTGCTGGAGTCCCAGCTCATGATTGTGGAGCAGCACCAGACACTGGCAGCGAAGGATGCGTATGCTTCCCGCGGCGGCTGGCTGAGCAAGCGCTCTGCGTCAGTCATCACGTATCACTGCGAGCATGGGGAAGTTGCTCGGCTGACTATCTCACCGGATATGCTATGAGCTACACAAAGTTGCATGACGAGTTGGTTATTGGGCGCGACTGGCAATCGCGCACCACTGTCGAAGTCGATGACACAAATGGCACTGTCTTCGTTGAGCAGTGCGACGAGGATGGCGACGTGACGGATGCGATTCTGATACCGCCCGAGTACGTCCCCGGAATTATCCGAGCACTGGAGAAAGCAATTGAAAAAGAATAACCGCCCTGTAGTAATCGTGGACCTGGACGGTACGCTGTCTGATGGCAGCTGGCGCCTGCACCTGCTGCCGGATGAACAACACCGGCACCTGGATGCAGCCTGGGCCACGTTCAACCTGGCTGCGTCAGATGACCCAGCGTACACGGACACCATTGATGTGGTTAACAACCTGGGTATGTTCTGTGACATCGTGATACTCACAGGGCGCGGCGCAGTTGCCCGGGCCATCACAGAGAACTGGCTGGACAAACACGGCGTGGACTACGACCAGCTCATCATGCGTGCCATTGGCGACAGCCGTAAGGACACCGTGTTCAAAGCTGAGGTGGTAAACGAGCTGCGCTCCCAGGGCCGCAAGATTCTGTGTGCGTTCGATGACCTGCCACACATTGTGGATATGTTCCGCGAGATGGGTATTACCACGTACGAAGTGACCCGTTACACCGACCACACGTACAGTACCGCATGTAAACATGGGAGCGACAAATGAACATGAGCGATTTCGAAAACTTAACAGCGGGTACTAAACTCGTGTGTGTTGATGCCTGGGAAGGGGAGCCACAACTGGTTAATGGCGAAATTTACACATACAGCTACGTATCAGGTGCTGGTTATATACGTCTGCAAGAGACAGAGGGTATGGGGTGGAGACCTGACCGGTTCGAGCTGTGTCCAACCCAGGCAGCGGTTGCCGAACCTACCCAAAAAGAGACGGGTGCAGTGGGCACTGGTATGAAGTTCGACGGAGACAAGCCGCGTATGGACCTGCTGTTCGATGGCATGCCCCACGCACTCGAAGCTGTCGGCCAGGTGCTGACCTTCGGTGCCCGTAAGTATGCAGCGCATTCCTGGCAGACTGTAGAAGGCGGTGAGCAGCGATACAAGGCTGCACTGATTCGCCACCTGACTGCCGTAGGTAAGGGTGAAGCTCTGGACTCTGAGAGCAACCTACATCACCTGGCACACCTGGCGTGCAACGCATTGTTTATCCTGGAACTGGAGCTGCGCAAATGCAAAGAGTAATAGCGGATACCACTATCGACGGCCATGTATGCGGAGCCTGTAAAGGCTCTGGTACTTACATCGGTCGTAAATCTGAACACGGCGGCGGCCACAACCCTGTCGTCGTGTGCGAGTGCGAAGCCTGTGGCGGCACTGGCACCAACAACCCTGAACTGCAGCGCTCTGTACTGCTGGACCTGGGCCAGCGCGTACGAGCACAACCGGACTACACAGAGGCGAAGTAATGACTGACCTGATTGCAAAGCAGATAAGCATGGAAGAAGAAGCCCGTCGCCGCCACCGTCAAGGCTGGCTCGACAACATCAACGAAGCCATGTCCTCTGGACGTGCTGGCTCTGTACCGCTGCTGCATCGCATGATGATTGAGGCTTTCCCCAAGGTTGAGGAAGCGATGCAGTCAGTGTTTCAGGATAGCACTCGTGGGTATGGTGCGCAGTACCGCTCACTCCTCCGGGAGCTGGGCGTTAAAGAGTGCGCAAGCCTGGCACTAAGCATGGCTGTCTCTGGCGCAGCAGCAGAGCAGACAGTCATTGCAACCCTGAAAGGCATGGGCCAGGCAGTGGTGGCTGAGGTAGTTTACAAACGAGCCGCTGCCGCAGGGGAAGTACAGGCTGCGTACATGGACCGCGTTAAGGTGGACAACCGCAAGGCCAAGTCTAAAGACCCGCAGCACATCATTGCCAAGGTACGCAAGTCAGCGCAGAACGTGGGTGAAGACCCCATGATGCTGCCGCAGCGCGCCTTCATTACCATTGGCAAACTGATGATGAAGTGTGTGGCTGGCACTGGCTTGGTTGAGACTGACCGGCGCGGCGGTAATGCACGAATGGGCGGGATGGCCCACTTCGTATTGCATGAGGATGTCCTGTCCACGTTAAACGACTGGATGGATTTGCCCCGTGCTGATGGCGGCTGCTACCCACCAATGCTGGTGCCACCTGTGCAGATTGCAGAGGATGGCCGGTCTGGTATGTGGCAGTCGCCGGGGCAGCGAGACCAGTACCGGGTAATCAGCCGGATGAATCGCCGCGAGTACCGCGCGTTGAAGATTGACCCAACCCCTGTTATAGAGCCGTGTATGGCGCTCAGCAGCGTTCCGTATCGAATCAACCCACTTGTATTGGAGTTGCTGCAGCGCAGCCGTACGGACGTTATGGGGCTTCCTGTGATGCCTGTTGAGCCTAAGCTCCCATTCCAGATTCCGGCTGGCGTTACGTTTGCGCAGTATATCTCGAAGTTCCCGGAGCCAATGCAACAGCAGATGGATGCGGAAGCCCACGAGTTCAAGGTGCGTACCCGCATCTATCACACCAACATGCGTAAGTTCATGTCTCAGATGATGGCGCTTAACGCAGCAGTGGCGGAGGCACAGCGGTATGCAGAATTCGATAAGGTGTATCTACCAACTTACGCTGATACAAGGGGCCGAATTTATTATTCTTCGACCCTCAACCCGCAGGGAATTGATGGTGTCAGGGCGCTCCTGGAGCTGGCCGAGCCAGTTGCATTGGGGGATGACGGTCTGTACTGGCTCAAGGTACACATTGCGAACAGCTTTGGATACGACGCAACGGACTTCGATGACCGCGCGAAATGGACAGACAAGGCACTCCCCCGACTACGTGAAGCATGCCGTATTCCAGAGGCATATGATTCGTTTTGGTCAGAAGCAGATAGCCCTATCACGGCATGGGCTGCGGCTGTTGAACTTCTCAGAGCCATCGACTCAGGAAATCCTGCTACGTACATGTGTCGTGTGGTCACCCAATGGGACGCCACATGTTCTGGTCTGCAACATCTGTCTGCCATGCTACGGGATTCAGTCGGCGGTGCCGCTGTCAATCTACTTGATTCGCCTGGACGCAAGGCTGACATATACCTTAAAGTCGCAGACTCTGCACTGGAAGGACTTCGACGAAGTGAACTGGTTAGCAGCAGTCCTCTCGGCCAATGGCTGCTGCGTGTCGGAGTACCCCGCGCTTGGGCGAAGAAGCCGGTAATGACGTACGTGTACGGCGCAACGAAACACGGCATGATTGATTACTACTGCTTAATGTTGCGTGAGTCAAAGACGCCATTGCCAGAAGGCTTCCGCCTGATGCAGTGCGCCACGTTTATTGCGAACCTGATGTGGGATGCTATACCGCGTGTAGTTCCAGCAGCAGCACGACTGATGGCCTGGCTGCAGGAGATTGCGAACACTACAGGCAAAGAGGGTGAGTACGTCACATTCACTGCGCCGTCGGGGTTAAGAGTTCCTAATCAATATCAGATGTATCGCGAGACCAGCATGCGGCTGAATCTCCTGGGCGTCCACGCTATCCAGCTGCGTGAGGCACAGGACCGGCCAGACCCACGCAAGTGTGAGGCGGCGTTCGCCCCAAACTTCGTTCATGCTATGGACGCCAGCCACATGATGCGGGTACTGCACCAGCTGTGGAATAACGGTATCTACATGGTATCCATCCACGACTCATTCGGTTGTGCGGCAGCTCACGCCGGTACGTTGCATCGTATTATTCGTGAGGAATTTGTGCGGATGTATCAGCAATATAATCCCATTGCAGAACTGGCTCGGGAATATAACCGGACATGTCCTGAACCCGGTGATTTGGATATTTCTAATGTACTGAAATCCAGTAAGTTTTTCTGCTGATTATAAAGGCAAGCACTATGATATAGATATCCATCGAAGATGAGAGGATGAAGCGATGAACGATACGAAGAAACGAATCGGATTCCACAAGGCGCAGCTAGCATACCTAGAGAGTGTATATGGAACCTATGAAGATATAGGTAAACAGATAACTACTACTAGTGATATAGCTATGCTTAATAGATTAGTAGGTAGACAGGAAGTATTAGATGAGATAAGGAAGTTATCTAATCAACCATTGGTATAGGTGACTTATGGATACATCAAGTGCAGTACTGTTTATGTTGAACCAGAACACCATACTGGCGGCCAGTACCGCTGCCGACATGGAACCATCCGTAAGTGACGGGTGGGCATTGCTGTTTTGCGTAGTGGTGATAGCAGTCATTGCACTGCTGAGGTGGTTACGCGGATGAAGGCAAGCACTAAGGAGCTACAAACAACCGTTGTCACAAACCATGGTCAAACAACCATGCCACCCGACCTTCGGATGGAGACAGCGGTCGGCATCCAAGCTGAACGCCCATGGTCAGATTTATCCCCGCAGGTCATAGTCGATACGATGCTTGCGCATACCGCTAACGGATGCCTCGACGTATACGTCCACTGTGACGGGGAGCTGGCTGGCTGGGCGCACATCGGCCTGACGTTTGACATACACGTTGGTGAATGCGTGACGGTGATGGCGATGTATGTGAGACCCGCCTACCGCCATCTGAACGTACCGCGTGAAATCATTCGCGTACTCAAGCAGGCTGCTCGGGATACCGGGCACCGCTGGTGTGCGTTTACGCATTGGCCTAAACCAAAGACATTGGTCTGGAAGTACATAGACCTCGGAGAGAATCATGGGCGGAATTTCTAACGCATTTAAAGGGCTGGGTTCAGTGTTCGGTATTGGTAACCAGAACCCTAGCTACACCATCGGCACTGACCCGGAGTCAGTCAAAGCACAAACAGCGCAGGCTAACATGACCGCTGACCTGTCCCAGGAGAACACTCCGGACATCGTGTCAGGCGGCAGTGATAGTTCAAGCACATCTGGCGCATTAGCCAGCCGCCGCCGCAAATCAACCAGCGGCGTTGCGAGTAACCTGGGCATTGGAGGCTAACGAATGGCACAGCCTAACGAACCAGTCAAGGTCGCGTACGAAAGCCTTTGGCAAAGATACCGTGACACAAACGTGGTGACGAAGGCGCGTGACTATAGCCGGTACACTCTGTCCAAACTCGTATCTGAATACGATGCGCTGGACGCCAATGATACCAGCCGCGCCCAAATCACCAGGGACTATCAGTCCGTTGGCGCACTCCTGGTAAACAACCTGGTAGCGCGCTTGGCAGAGTTCCTGTTCCCGTCTAACCAGCGCTTCGTACGTGTCAAGCCTCAGAACCTGACCGACGCTCAGCGCGAGAAGATGGGCCAGGTTAACCAGGGACTCATCCTGATTGAGAAGACTGTCAGTGAGCGCGCCAAAGCAAACGGCGGGTACGCTGATTTAATCCAGGCCATTGCACATCAAGCCGTAACTGGCAACGTTGCGCTGTACCGCGATAGTGACTCTGAGACGTACCGAGTGTACGGGCTGGAGAACTTCGTGGTACAGCGCGACGGCCGTGGTGTGGTGGTAGATGCCATCATCAAGGAACGCCTGCAGTACGACAGCTTGCCTGCTGAGTTTCAGGCACAGCTAAAGGCTCAGAACTTCCAATGCGGCGGTAACAAACGCATCTGGCTGTATACCCGTGTGCTGCGTGTGAAGCGCGGCAACAACTATGGGTACGAGATTACCCAACAGATTGGCAATATGTCCGGCAGCGTGTATACGCCCGGTGATGATTACTACCCTGAAAAAGTCTGCCCCTGGATTTTCCCGGTGTGGTCTCTCAAGTCTGGCGAGCATTATGGTCGCGGGATTGTTGAGGACCACGCCGGGGATTTCGCACGTCTGTCAATGCTCAGCGAATCCAGCGCCCTGTACATGCAGGAAGCGATGCGCATCCTGTGGCTGCTGTCCGGCTCGGGCGGTAACGCGGACGACATTGAGGCGGCGGAGACCGGTCAGGTAATCTCCCTCCAGACTGGCACCAAACTCGAAGGCGTCGAAGTCGGCGACTATCAGAAGGTGCAGCAGGCTCGTGACGAGATTGGCCAGATTGTCCAGCGTCTGTCCCAGGCGTTCATGTACACAGGCGAGTTCCGTGATTCAGAGCGTACGACTGCCACAGAGATTCAGCAGGTCGCGACCAGCGCAGAACGCGCCATGGGTGGCCCATACTCTATGCAGGCCAAGACGCTGCAAATCCCCCTGGCGTACGTGCTGCTGTCTGAGATTGACGACACCCTGGTGCCGGACATCGTGGGCAAGATTCTGGAGCTGCAGGTGGTGGCGGGGCTGGATGCCCTTGGCCGTAGCATCGAAGCCTCTCAGCTTATCCAGGCGCTCAGCGACGCACAGGCAGCAATCGCAGCCGTAGCGAATATTAACCAGGTAGCCCAGGGCGTACTTGACCCGAAAGCCGTACTTGAAACTATCTTCTCATCGAATGGTGTAGCACTGGATGATTACCGCACGTCACCGGAAGAACTGCAGGCGAAGGCCCAGCAGATTAACCAGATGACTGCAGAGGCTGGTGGCTTGAATGCCCCTATCCAACCAGGCGCGTCAGTAAATCAAATTTAACGGAGCACTAAATGTCTGATACTAATCCGCAAGGCCAAGGCCAGGTGGTACAGAATCCAGCGTTAGGTAGTTTGGCACCTCAGATTCAGCTGCCAGGCCAACAACCACAGCAGTTCCAACAGGCTCCGCAACAGCAGCAGTCCTGGTCACAGGTTCCGGTACAGCCGCAGAACCCGTACGTGGTGCAGCCGCAACAGGCCAACCCGTATGGTGCTGTACAGCAGCAGAATCCGTACGGCCAGCAACAGCCGCAGCAGTCACCATTCGCCGCGCCGCCTATGGGCCAGAACCAATTCCTGCAACCAGGTCAGGTTCCTCCGGGCCAGGCCGCGCCGTTCCAACCACAACAGCCGCAGCAGTTCCAGCAGCCACAGCAGCAGCAGAACCCAGCGTTCCAGTTCAACCCGTACAGCCAGCCAGCACCACAACAAGCTCAGCAGCAGCAGGTGCCTGGTAATCCGTTTGCGCAGTTACCTGCTCAAGCCCAGCCGCAGCAGCAACAGTCTGCACAGCTTAATGCTCAGCAGCTTGCTCAGCAGGAAGGTGGGATTACGGATGCTCAGGTCAAGGAAATCTTCCCGGACCAGACGAGTCAGGCAATCTTCCAGGGTATGAATGCAATCAGCAAAGGTCAGGGTATCGACCTGCTGGCAGCGTTTGGCTCAGCGTATGAACGTCGTGACCCATCATTGGTGAATGAGCGTTACCTGGCGCAGTTCGACCCGGCCACCACAGCTATGCTGAAAGGTCAGTTCGAAGCACTGGTGCAGCAGGGGCAGCAGCGTGATGCAGCAGCCGAGCAGCAAGTGTACCAAATGGCTGGTGGTAAAGAGAACTGGTCCCGTGCGGTCCAGGCTTTCAACCAGTCAGCCGATAAGCAGACCATCGACGCGGTGGCCGCAGCAGTAAACTCCGGTGACCCTAACCAGGTACACCTGGCCGTCCAGCACATCCTTCGGGCTGCGCAACAGGGCGGTAATATGATTCAACGCAGCGGCCAACTGCTGACGCCTAACGGCGGCGGACAGAACGCCCAGCAGGTTATGACGAATGATGCATTCCGTCAGCACCTGTCTATGCTGGAGCAGGCACACCCTGTGGGTTCGCCTCAGTACAACCAGCACTACCAACAACTCGTCAAGCAACGTGCCGCCGCTAAGGCACAGGGCTACTAATTCCTAACGGAGCATTACAATGGCTGATACCTCATACGCTGCAAACAACTATCGTCCACATTGGGGCGGTTCCAACAGCGACAACGACATCCACCTGGAAGTCTACGACCGTGACGTCCAGACGCAGTTCATCTACAACTCAATCTTCCGCAGCGGCCTGACCAACTTCAAGTCAGTTGCGAACCAGTCCAACACCTGGCGCGGCGACCGCCTGGGCACCGTGACCGTCAAGTCACGCAAGTCCGGAGAAGCGCTGGATAGCCAGCCAGTACGCAGCGAGAAGCTGATTGTTACTGTGGATACCGTGTCTTACATCCGCATTCCAATCGACTATCAGGATGACTGGACCGCACCAGACTTCCGTGCTGAGATTACCCGCAACATGGGTACTGCTCAGGCGAAGGCCTTCGACGGTGGTCACACCATCCAGCTGCAGAAGTCCGCAGACTTCGTACCGCCTGCGTCTCTGGCCGGTGCCTTCAACTCAGGTATCCTGATTGACGGTGTTGTCCTGGGTGGTACAGACCTGGAAGCAGATGCTGACGCACTGGTCCAGGCTCACAAGCAGGCGCTGGCTGCGTTCATCCGCCGCGACGCCGACCTCGGCAAGCTGGTTACCCTGGTTTCTCCAGAGTGGTTCAACATTCTGCTGGAACACAAGAAACTGATGAACATCCAGTTCACCGGTGGTCAGGGCACCAACGACTTCGCAATGCGTCGTGTTGCGTACATCAACGGCCTGCGTATCATCGAGACCAACAGCTTCGCCACAGGTGCAGTAACATCGCACATCCTGGGTGCTGAGTTCGAGCTGACCGCAGACCAGGCGAAACGTCAGATGATTATCTTTGACCCAACCCTGGCGCTGGTGACCGTAGAGGCTCAGCCTCTGTTCAACCGCGTGTGGGATGACGAGCGTGAACTGAACAACGTTCTCGACTCCTTCCACATGTACAACATCGGACAGAAACGTCCAGACGTTGTGGCTGCAATCTCTACCGAGTAAGCATAACAAAGCCCTGGACTCGTCCAGGGTTTGATTATGTTTTACCCACGTCCCTGGAGGACACATGACAAAGCTCGAAGCAGTGAACCTTATCCTGCGCGCCTTGTCTGAACATACCGTATCCTCTGTCGATACTCGCCATCCGTCCGTAGTCCTGGCTTTAGCAAAGCTGGATATCGCTCGGCAGGAAGTCTTGTCGGAGGGCTGGTGGTTCAACAACATCGCCGTCACGCTTAACTATGAGACTGACGGGCGAATCGCGTACCCTACCGATATGCTGGCGTTCGTACCTGACAGGTATGAGTGCATTGTGCGTAGCGGTTATCTTTACAACACACACGCCCAATCCTTTGTTTTCACTGAGAATGTTAGTGGAGTAGCTACCTATGACCTTTCGTGGGATGATTTGCCCAATGCTGCTCAGCGCTTGGTTGCTTATCAAGCGGCCATCAGCGCCTACGCAGACGACTTAGGCGACAAGGCACCAGACTCAATCACAGCCGGTTACGGCTTGGCGCAGTCCCAACTCAGTGCAGGCCACATGCGCCAGCGCCGGTACAATGCCCGGTCGCGACCCGCATGGTTCCGCTATGAATCCGCCCGGAGGGGATAATGTCTACAGTTCAAGGTAATTACCCCACGCTCCTGGGCGGCGTCAGTCAGCAGGTTTACACCGAGCGCCAGGTGGGGCAGGTTGAAACCCAGGTCAATATGACCAGCGATACCGTACGCGGGTTACGCAAGCGGCCAGGTACGCGCCTGGTCCTGGACGTGTCCGGCGAAGATACCCAATGGAGCCTGGGTAATACCGGGCACTTGAGACAATTCACAGCAGACCTGGGCTGGGGGCAGACATCGTTCGTCGTGAACACAATCACCGGCACTGTATCAGCGATTCAGGAAGCCGATGTGATGCAGGTGCTCGGCACTAAGCCATACCTGGTGACCAGCAATCCATCTGACATCGTGTTCGCCACAGTAGGTTCCGAACTGTACGTTGGCAACTGCGACGTGCTCCCGGCCACTGTGACCAATGAGAGCCGCTGGAACCCCCGCCTGGGCGGCTACTTTTTCGTGCTGTCAGGTGCGTACGGTAAGGTGTACTCCGTGACTGTATCCTGGGGCACTGTGTCGTACACTGCGTCGTACACGACGCCGCAGGCCAGCGACACTGACGCATCAAACCAGTCTACCGGTGAGTACATCATCAACCAGCTCGTGAACTCCCTCAGCAGCCAGGTGAGTTCATCTGTGCTGAACCTGGCGTCAGACGGAAGCTACCTGTCGTTCAGGCTGCAGTCCGGGTACGACTCTGACGACGTGCTGCTCGTGACGACATCGACCGGTTCAACGTACGCCATAGCATCAAAGGCCCACTCAGCAAAGAGCACTGACGACCTACCTGCCCGCGTACCATTCAATGACGGCTTTATCATGACCGTTGGTGACACTGGCTCATACCAGTATTTCCAGTGGTTGGTGGGTGAGAGCCGGTGGCAGGAGTGCGGCAAGTACGGCTCACCTACGGGCCTGGACCCGGGCACGATGCCGCTGAAAATTATCGCATCAGACACTGAGAACCAGCACGAGTTCTCCGCTGTCGAGTGGGGTGGTCGAGAAGCTGGGGATGACGATAATAACGAGACGCCACAGTTCCTGCTGGAAGACGGCGTGGGGATGACTGGCATGTCCGCGTTTCAGGGGCGGCTGATTATCTTCTCTGGCCCGTACATCAGCATGTCGAGCAACGTCAGGGCGTACCGCACGTACTTCTATCGCACCACAGTTACGCAGGTGCTGGACGGCGACCGCATTGAGTTCACATCGACCAGCTTCTCAGGTGCTAGCTTCCGGTACGGGGTGCCGTTTAACTCTGACCTGATTCTGGCGAGTGAGACGCACCAGGGCGTTATTCCGGGGCGTAACCAGGTGTTAACGCCAAACAATGCCACAGCCGTGCTGACCAGCGCGTACCAGATGAACACCGACGTGTCGCCACTGGTGTGTGGCCGCAGCCTGTACTACTCGTACCCGCGCTCGACCAGCTCGTTTGCCATTAAGGAACTGACGCCATCTGGTTACACCGATTTGCAATACGTGAGCCAGGACGTGACAGACCACATCCCAACGTATCTGGAGGGCGCGGCCTCGTACATCTGCAGCTCGACCACGAACAACATCGTAGTCATCGGCTCAACGACTGAGCTGAACACGCTGTACGTCAACGAGTACATGTGGTCAGCTGACAGCAAGGTGCAATCATCATGGCATAAGTGGACCTTCAACGGGACCATTCACTGTGCCTGGTTCGTACGCGAGAACCTACTGCTGTTGATTGAGCAGGACAACGCGATGCACCTGGTGTACCTGTCAATGCGCGACGTGCCTAACCCCGAGGATGCGAACCGGTATCTACCGGCGACTGACTTCAACCTGACGCTGGACGTAACAAACCCTACCGGTAATGCGCCGTACATTCAGTTCGCGAGTACTGGTGTGCAGGCCCAGCTGTGGGATTTGATGACCGCCAGCGGCCTGGATGCATTCGCCGCCGTCACCACAACCGGGCCGTACATCGGCGCAGAGGTGGGCTTGAAATCGCTGGAGCCAGCAACACGGAGGCTGCACCTGTACGCCACGTACGGCGAACGCACCCTGCATGTGGGTCAGCGCTTCACTGCGCAGTTCTCGCCAACGCCGCCGATTATCACGGACAGCAATGGCGGCTATGTCGATGTGCCGAAGTTGATGATTCAGGCGTTTAATCTGATTGTGCGGTACACATCACCGTTCAAGATTACAGCCGGGGATGACGCTGGGCTGGTGTATGATGGCCTGGATTCATCTGCCATCGACTTCCAGTCAGAGGAGCTGAACCTCAACCAGGCTACGCTGACGAAGCGCCACAAGATTCGTGCGCGTATGGGTACTAACTCGGAGACGAGTGAGACCCTGTTCGAGTCCAATACTCCGGGTGACTTTAACCTATTGACCCTGGGGTATATCCTCAAGTTCAACAACCGTATTCGGAGAATGTAATGGGCGGTGCATCGTTCGCAAAGGCCGGTGCTGACGCAACGAATAACTTCATCGAGACATATGCTAAAGGGCGCGCAGAACGCGCTCAGATGAAGGCCACGCAGCGCGAGAATGAGCGGCTTAACAAATTGTCCTGGCAGGCCATGGGCAATCAGATTAACACCGTGAACCTCCAGCGTGGTATTCTGCGACAGGCCACAGGTACAGACCTGTATAACATCCAGAGAGAAGCGAACCGTGCTAGCAGCAAGAGCCTCAGTAATGCCGCCGCTGCAGGTGTTGTGGGCGCGTCAGTAGATGACGCCGCCTCTGACATCCAGCGGCAGAACAATGAAGCCCAAGCGCGGACACGGAACAATCAGGAGATTCAGGAAGTCAACCTGGATACCCAAGTCTCTGACATCATCGACAGTGCAGTAGCGCGCCAGCGTTATTCACAGCGACCAACCAGTAACATGGAAATCATTGGCCGGGCCGTAGGCACCAGCTCTATGACTTTCATTTCGAGCCTCGCTGGCTCCAGCTTCGACTACACGCCGTCGTCTGGTAGCCAGTGGACCCAGGGTAGTGAAGGCGGCTCGACAGGTAATAACTCTTCCAGCTCCGCAGTGGACCCGAGCACCGGCCAGCCGTATGACTTTACGGATGTGACGTCACGCTTCAATGGGTACAGTGGCGGCCAGGCGGATACCTGGAGTAATGCCAGCACAGCCTCTCAGGATTATGGGTTCGGCAACACGTACAACTTTGGCAACAACTATAGCGATGCCGCGTCAGCGTATAACTTCAATGACACGACAAGCCTGTTCAACTTCGGGAGTAGCTAATCATGGCGGTAATGCGTGACCAGCAAGGCGCAAACTTAGATGCATCACAGATGGGCCGTGCTCAGATTCAGCAGTCACGCAGCCCTATGGATTACGCTGGCAGGGATACCAGCATCAAGCAGTTCGATATGTCCGGTCTCCGCAACCTGATGAATACCGCCAGCGCCATCGCTGGTAAGGTGACCCAGCAGGGTAATGAAGCCGAGTACCTGAAAGGTGCCACGGCGGCGGCGACCGGCCAATCACTGGATGCACTGGACAGCAACCTGTTGACAAAACAGTTCCAGACGGCTGGTTATAGCGACCAATCCAAACGTATGGAGCTGGCGCAGCAGGCAGCGAAGATTTCTGCCAAGATGCCGCAGTACGCCGCTATGGACCCGGAAGAGTTCCTGGGCGTAGTGCAGCAGGCGAACCAGGATTTGTTTGCCAACACTGATGGTATGTCCATGCGTGGTCGTCGTGACCTGCTGGACAACCAGCTCACTAACACGAACACGCTGATTCGTACCCAGGCTGCTACGCATGGTGCGTACCTGGTGAACCAGCGCAGTCAGATGTACAACGCCCAGGGTAACACACTGGCATCTATGGTGGCGCAGGCTAAGTCTACCGGTGACGGTGACGCGTATGCTGCTGGTATTGGCCAGACGATGCAGTGGGTGAAGTCAATCATGACAGACCCGCAGCTGCCGATGGATGCGAAGCAGAAGCAGGTTACGTCCATGATGGGCCTGATGCTGCAGCAGGACTCGCGTACCGCCGTTGAGTCGGTGGTTAACTCTGGCCTGCTCAACACCCTACCGCCTGACCAGCTGGCGAGTATTCAGTCAGCTATCCGTGAATCGAAGAACCGCACCCAGCTGCAGGACAACCAGGGGCTGTACGACCAGTTCAGCCAGATGCGTGCACGTCAGGACACGTACGGCGATGTACCGGTCAGCGACTTTAACAGTCTGCTGACCCGCATGGCCGATGCACGGCTGGTTACCGGCGACGGCTACATGGCCGCGCAGGAGCAGTACCTCAAGAACTACGCGAAGAACGCGAAGGCCGCACAGCTCGGCAACTCATTCGCACAAGGCGACCAGACAGGAATGCTGCGCCTTAACGCTACCCCGCAGGATGCAGCCGATGCATACATCAAGACTGCAATGAAGCAGCCTGGTGCCACAAGCGCCAGCGTTGCAGGCAGTCTGCTGAGCATTGGTATGGCTACAGGTCAGCCGGTAGCGTACCAGCGCGCGGCGGGTCTCATTGAACCAGGCTTAACCAACTTTGGTACAGTTGGCCAGATGAACCCTGACGCAGCACAGTCTGTCACCGGTATGCTGGACCGCATTACGGTAGCAGAGCAGCACGGGGACACAACCGCGTTCAGTAAGCTGTTGTCCGGCTTAACTCCTGAAAACCAGGAGAAGCTGGTGTTCATGCGCGAACAAATCAAATCGGGTAAGACCGTGGACCAGGCCGGTCAGGATTACATCGACCAGCAGAACAAATCAGCAGGGTTAACCCCGGCGCAGAAGACGCAGATTTTGGCGCAGAAGCAGACCGAGATTAACAAAGCTGTGAATGCTGTTGAGGGCCAGGGCTTCCTGTCACGCACGTGGCAGGGACTGGCGGGTATCTTCTCAGACCAATCACGCAACCAGTTCCAGGCACGAGTAGCATCGGGTGACATCACTGCGAGTCAAGAACTCGGGGAAGTGTCGGCGGCGTACCGTGAGGAGCTGCAAGCTGTTGTGCTGAGAAGCCCTAATGTAACTACTGAACAGATGGAGGCTCTGGCCCAGGCTCGCCTGGCTAACCGCGTACTCCGTGTAGGGGAAACCACATTCAACCCAGGCTCGGTGTTAGTAGCACCGAGAGGCCAGACTGCGCAGTCTATGCTTGGCTTGCCTGCAAACGCGAGTCCGGACCGTATCGGTTCGGCTATCGCAGCACTTGACCAGAGCAAGGCTCCAGACGGCTACAGCTCCGCATACTCGTTTATGCCTGACGGTACTTTGGCTGTGCAATACATCAATAAGAAAGGTGAGATTGCGCCCAATACTGTCCAGATTCCGGCCAGCGCTATCCGTCAGCGTATGCAGGAAGATGACCGTGCAGCGGCCACCGCAAACAACGATGTCTATGGGGAAGGAAAGTTATTCGTTGACCCTAAATCGAATGTGGGTATCCGAGTGAATGGCGTGAACACCGCTGGTGTCGATGAGCAGCAGATGCTCCAGGCACGTGGTGCACTGATTTCACTGGAGGGTATTCGTAACACTACGTACCGGGACACCACCGGCGTGGCTACCAATGGTGTGGGTATCTCCAGCCGTTCACCTGAATTTGCTGGGCGTGGCTCAATCTCTGGCCAATGGTCAGCGCGAGACATCCACGATTCATTCGTCAACCACACGAACATGGTCGCACGTTCATTGGCTGGTACTTCCACTCAGCTGGGCTGGAGCGTCAACAACAACGCGCAGTTCCAGTTCATGATGCAGATTGGCTATCAGGGTGGCACCAACTGGTATCGTCAATCGGGTGCGTATGGCCGACTGGCTGACGCTATCCGCACTGGCTCACCTGACGTAATGGCAGCGCTTCACCAGACACCTGCTTATAAGCTGGCTGGGCCAGAGCGCCAGAAATTCTACGAATCCTCACTAATGGCAGGACTACAGAAATGACTATCACACAGCAGGATTTAGACCGCTACCTGGCCCCGCGACAAGGGGGCAATGCCCCTACCCTCGTGTTGCCAACCCCGGCTCCTGTTCAGGCAGCTCAGGTGACCACGCCGATGCAGGACGCATCGCGCCAGGCAGCTGAGGATACCTTCGAACGTGACCAGGAGTTAGCGGCTACCCCGCTGTCAAAGTCACTGACGGCGGCGGTACAGAATTGGGATACAACCCAGCTGTTCAACGCCGCTTTCAACAAGCCTACATTCAAAGAAGACCCACAGTTCAAGAAGGACGAGGCTCTGCAGAATGTTGACGTGCCTATCAGCGAAGACCAGCGTGACTTCCTGTTCAAGTCGAACTCGCAAGAGGAGTTCAACTGGCGGGTGGACCAGGTTAAGCAGATGCAGGAACGGCATCAGCTGGCATCAGCAAGTCCAGTACTCAATACTGTGGTGCAGTTCGCGGACCCACTGTACCTGGCAGCAGACCTCCTGTCTGCCGGTGCAGCCACGGCTGTTAAAGCTGGACGATTGACCTCAGCGGCGCTGGGTGCTGTCGCCACAGCTGGCATTCAGACCGCAGTGAACCAGCAGGTTCGCCCGGTCAGCTACGAAGAAGTGATTATGGCGGCGGCTATGCATGGTGCAGCCTCAGCCATTGGCTACCGGACCCCAGCCAAATCCCTGGCCGATATGTCACCAGAGGAGTTCGCTGCTGAAATGGCGCGCCGCAATGGTGCTGCTGGGCCAATCGACCCGAACCTTGCTGGCTCACCACTGGCTATGGCGGGTACGTTCGGCGTCCGCACAGCACCAGAAGTTATCGACGAAGTGCCCGCAGCGATTCAACAGGTGGCCAAAGAGGGTTATGACAATGCCCGAGCTGGCGTAGTCAGTCAGCCTAAGCGCCCATGGGCCGAGCTGTCCCTGTACAAAACCATGAGCAATTACGGCGAGGCAGGTAGGGCTGTGGCGGCGCGGCTGTTGGACGACCCCCTGAATGCAAGCCAGAAATCAGTGGCTTCCATTCATCGCGAGGTCAGCACACGTTTCTCTATGGGTCTGCACCAGTACGAGGATTCCATGTTGAGTGCGCTCAAGGACCAGGGCTGGGGCACAACCAAGCGCTTCATTGACCCGCAGGGATTCCGCCGCGCTCAGCAGGACTTCGAGCATCAGGTGCGCATGGAGCTGGACCAGCGTATGGTCAACCCGGCGTACCGTGGCGGCAACCCAGCTGTAGCTACGGCTACTGACCGCCTGGGTGAATACTCTCGCATGGTTGGTAGAGAACTGGAGAGTCGGGGCATGGTCGATAAAGGATTCGTGGACCAGAACCCGTATTACTACCCGCGCCGTATGAACGTTACCAGCATTGAGCGTATGGAAGCTGCTGTCGGTAAGAAAGAGTTCATGAAGCAGATGACCACTGCTGTGCAGAGAGGGCTGAATAGCGCAGACCGTCAGACATCTAACGCCATCGCGTATGCTATGGTGGAACGTGCCCGTCGTAAAGGCTATGGTATCGACAACTCAGGTGCAATCATCAACCAGGAAGGTCGCCAGGAACTGCTGGACATCATCAAGCAGGCACCTGACCTAACTGACGCAGCGAAGGCACGTGCATCCGCGCTGCTGACACCGCAGGGTGATGACGCTGGCCGCGCGGCTATGCTCAAGACCCGTATCAATATCGACATGATGCATGAGATTGCACCTGGGATGCAGGTCCGTGACCTGTTCGACGATAGCATTAGCTCAATGATGGATAGCTACAACCGCCGCATCTCCGGACGTATTGCGCTACACGCTGATGGCCTGGGTGAACCTGGTGCCATCGAAGCGATGCGGAGCAAGCTGGCGCAGGGAATCAGCAATCAGGTTGAACGCCGCAAGGCACTGGATAACTTCGACAACATCGTGAAGTACTACCAGGGCCAGCCGGTCGGTGAGAGCATGCCGGAGTTCATGCGTAGCCTATCAGCGCTTACACAGGCCACAGGGCTGGCATCGTCTGGACTGTGGCAGTTGGTCGAGTATGGTACGATGATGCAGCGCTATGGGGCTGTGAAGACGTTCCGTGCCATGCTACGCGCTGTACCCGAGAGTCGAGCATTAATGCAGCAGATGAGGGCAAGCACTAAGGAGGGTAAGGCGTTGGCTCTGGATGTCGAAGAAGCGCTGACTGCCCAAGTCGCCGGTGAGATTCGTATGCGTCCAGTTATGGACCACTACGACGACATGTTCGCCGCCGACAAATCCCCATGGATGATGCGCATGGAATCTGCGCGTGATATGACAATGTTCGTCAACATGCAGAAATACATTCACTTCCACCAGACCCGTGTCAATGCGGCGCTGGTCACTCAGACCCTGCGTAAAGCGGCGGAAGGTGACGCAGCTGCAGCCAAGGCTATGCGGTCCTACGGAATGGATACAGCGACCCTGAATGAAATCAAAGGTCAGTTCGCCAAGCATGGCAACAAGCTGGATAATTGGGATGAGGAGCCTTTCCGTAAGGCCCGGACCTCAATGATTAATGCAATGGATGACGCCGTCGTACGTGCCCGCCTGGGCGAGTTACCGGCATTCGCTGAGTTCTCTACCCTGGGCAAGTTCCTGTTCACGTTCCGCAGATTCGTTGCTGCTACGCACAACAAGACCCTGGTCGGCACCATGACCAAAGACGGTGCTCGTGGCCTGGCTACACTGATGGCATATCAGTTCCCCCTGGCAATGATGGCCACCGCCGCCAACAACGTAATCTCTGGTAAAGGGTTTGACGAGAAGAAGCCGTTCGTCTCGCTAGCCGGACAAGCCATCAACTACATGGGCGCGATTGGCTTCGCGTCCGAGTTCACTGGCGTACTGTCTGGGCAGCAGCGCAGCTTCGGCGCGCCTGGTTTACTTTTCCTGGACCGGGTGTACGGCATTGGCAACAACGTTGCTGCTGCTGGTCGCCATGCCGTTACCGGCGATGTCGATAAAGTCGGCGATGACCTACGCCAGGCAACTGGTAACACTATGGCTGCTATTCCCTTGCTGTCGATTGTGCCGGGGGTACGCGCCCTCACCAACGCAGTCAAGGACCAATAATGGCAACTGTAAATCGCTATGAAGGCGACGGCACAACTACGAGTTTTGCCGTTACCTTTCCGCAATACTCATGGACGAGTATTGTTGTCCTGCTTGACCAGGTTGAGCAGACCACAGGATACGTATATAACTCCATCACCAAGTCAATCGTGTTCGCTACTGCACCGGCTGACGGGGTGTCTATTACACTCAAGCGCCTATCCAGCACAGACCTCCTGTACAAATTCAGTGAGGGTGCTGCGTTCACCGGCGTTAACCTGGACGCCGACTTCAACCAGTTCGCGTCTGCTGTAGAAGAAGTCAACAACGCCGTCGATAAATATTACGTCGATGACCTGCTGACTGACGAGATTAAAGCGCGCCAGGAGGCTGATGCCTCGCTGCAGTCGCAGATTACTGGTGGTACACCAACACTCGGCAACCAAATTTCAACGGTGTCCTGGCACGGTCAGACCATCACTAACTCAATCGACGTGCCCGCTGGCATGAATGCATTCTCAGTGGGACCACAAGTGACCATCGCGCCGGGGCAGTCAGTTAACCTGGGTGAAGGTTCACATTGGTCTATCCTGGGTAATGCCTTCGAGATTGATGACCTGTACAACCTGACCGCCAACAACATCACCACGAGTGATGGTGCCAGCACTGTCAGCGTGGCTACGCTGGCTGGCCTGGATGGCCGTACCACGTCGCTTGAAACCCGCATGACTACCGAGGAGGGCAAGACCCAGCCTATCAACAAGGGCGGTACTGGTGCTACCGACGCGGCTGCAGCGCGGACTAACCTGGGCCTGGGCACGATTGCCACACAGGCTGCATCAGCCGTGAGTATCGGCGGCGGCACGATTGCAGGCATCAATGACCTGGCGGTAGCTGACGGCGGCACCGGCGCAAGTACAGCTGCTGTGGCACGTTCAAACTTAGGCGCTGCTGCGTCTGGTGCTAACACAGACATTACCAGTATCACTGGCTCTGCCGCTACGTTGACCACGCCGCGCTCAATCAGGACTAACCTGGCCTCTACTACGGCGGTTAACTTCGATGGCTCTACCAACATTACCCCTGGCGTGACCGGCACACTGCCAATCGCCAATGGTGGTACTGGTGGTGCGACTGTTGCGGCTGCTCACGCAGCGCTGGGTCAGCTGTACTCTGCAGGTGTGCTCACTGTGCCTAATGGTGCAGGTACACCTGTCAAGATTCAGGCTGGCAGTTCAACCGGTACTACAGACGCCAGCGGCAACCTGGCGATTACCTACCCGTCAGCATTCAGTACGAACGTGCTGGCAGTTATCCCAACGAACGGTGACTCAGCTACCGGCGATATCATTATGTCTGTGCAGGGCTTCTCTACTGCGAACCTCACCGGCTTCTCAGTTCACTGCTCAGGCTCTGTGTCTGCTGCCCGCCGTATCAACTGGATTGCTATCGGGATTTAATATGCGCTATTTCTACTCAGCCACTACCAAAGGCTTTTACCTGGACGAGATTTCTGAACCGCCAACAGATGCTGTAGAGATTTCAGAAGCCACATGGCTTTCATATACACAGCCCGACGAGGGCAAATACTTAGTGTGGGGCGACAATGGCCCCACGCTTGACTTAATCACAGGGGAATCATAATGGCACAAGATAGCATCCTGGCTGTCGATGTAATCAAAACGCCCGACAGCACAGTATCTGTCCGTGTAGAGGATTTGCTATCTACGTCTGAGGCCACAATTGACAAGCTCACGTGGACCAACGATGTGGGCACGTCAAGCTCTCTGCTGACATTCGTTAATCAGCGCCGTGACCTGGTGTCGCACTTTGGCGCTGACCCGTCCGGCCTAACTGATTCAACAGCTGCACTGCAGGCTGCATGCGAATGGGTGTTCGGCAGCACAGCTGGCCGCCGACTGGATATCCCATGCGGTCGATACGTGCTGACATCTGCGATTACTGTGGACATTGCTGGCGGTAATGGCACAATCATGGGTTACGGCGTTGGCCAGGCTAGCCTGCGCTGGACTGCTGATAGTGACAGTCAGGGCTTTAAGTTCGGCGTCACTACGCCTATGGCGCGCCTGAATATGGGTAACCTGCAGGCCAGTACCGGCTACGTGTCAGGCGATGCGTTCCTAGAGTTCCATGCCAATGGCGGCGCTGTCAACTCGTTCCGCATGTTTGACATGCTGGTGTACGGTGATGGTCTGCTGGGTACAGCGGCTAATGGTTACTTCGGCGGCGGCCTGGTTAGGGCGTTCAATACCAATGCGCCACTGCTGGAAAACCTGACGTTCTACAGTGTGGATGGTTCGAAGGAAAACTACCTGCTGACTCCTACGGCTATTGCGCTTACGTCCACTACCAACGCCACGCTGTTTGCGCGACTGGTGAACTGTAACGTCGCACACGTAGGCTATGCTGCGTACCTGAAATCGTCCCATGTACCGGGTATGGAAGGCATCGTAATTGATGGCTTTAACGGTATGTGTGCATTCGGTATCAAGGTCGATGCGTCGGCGTCTGGTAACGCAGGGTACTACCCGCCACAGTGCAACATTACGAACTCGCAGATTGAGTACTACGCCAGCGGTCTGGATATCAACCACGTTAGCGTGTTCCAGGCGGAAGGGCTTACACTGCTGCAGCGCCCGGACTCAACCGAGACAGCCACAGCTATAGTAATGACTGACTGCCGTCGCTCTCATGTTGCCAACGTGTACATCGAAGCGCGCCCAGGGACCACGGGCAATGGCGTCTGGTGTAACGGCGCATGCGACTTCGTGCAGATTAATAACCTGCAGGCACTCATCAATGCTGGCTACACTGCAATTATCGCGGGTGGTGCGTCCACCAACATCACATACTCCAACTGCTCCGTCGTCGGCGGCGGTGGTAACCTGTATGCGAACATCAGTACTGCACCGGCGACTAATGACACCGCGTCGTACAACACCACCAGCGAGTGCTCTACTGAAATCGGTAATGGCATTATCGTTAAAGCTGGCTCGAAAACAGTAACGCTAGGCTCGGGTGGCAGCTTCTCTATTAACTGGAACTCCGCCTTCCCCAACGCCTGCCTGACAGTTGTACCAGTCAACGGTGATGTCTCGGCGCTGGCGTCCAGTACCATCGGTGTTGGTACGAAAAACGTGACCGGCTTTACTGGCACAGTACCTGGCGGTTCGTCTGGTAACTCTGTCCGCATCAACTACATCGCCTACGGGAGTTAATATGGCAAAGGCCAACCAGAAGCTCAGCGAGCTACACGTGGCCTTGATTGACTATCTGCTGCTCCGCCTCACCAGCTGCAAAGTTGTGGTTGAAGGGGTGGAGCAGATTATCCCACTCCCAGCTGCAGAGCTGGGTGTGATGGCTAAGTTACTCAAGGATAACGGGATTGTCGCTGACAAAGACCACGCAAACGACCTGGAGAAGCTGCAGGCTGCGCTCAACGCGGAGCTGACCGGCTCTGCCAGGAATGACATTCTCTCTGCAGCAGTCAACAAGATTGCTGACGACTCAGGATTCATGCACTAATGGACATGCTACAGCGCCTCCAGAAGGCCGCGCTCATTCGTGAGCATTACCTCACAGCTGGCTTCACGAAGTTCCTCCGGGACTACTTCGCCTGGCTCGGCTACGAATTGACTGAAATGCAGGAAGACATCGGGAAGTTCATGGACGACCGTGACTACCCGAACAAATGCGTGATGGCACAACGTGGTGAGGCTAAGTCAACGGTCGGTATTGCGAGGTCGCTGTACGAGTTCATCCGCAACCCAGGGGGCACAGTCCTCCTGGTGTCCGGTTCCGACGACTACGCCGGTACACTTTCACATGCCATCGTGTCTGCAATCATGCAGTGGGACCGCCTGGACTGGCTCAAGCCCGAGTCCCGCATGGGTGCCCGTATGTCATTCACCGAAGGTTTTGACGTGCACCACTCGTTCCGTATCCCGGACAAACAGCCGTCAGTCAAAGCAGTAGGTATCTTTGGCCAGCTGCAGGGTAACCACGTCTCGCTGCTTATTGCGGATGACGTAGAGACCACCAGTAACGGTAGCTCACCGGCCAACCGTGCCCGCATTGCTACGCTGACCAAAGAGTTCTCAGCTATCGCCAACAATGGTGCGGAGATTTTGTACCTTGGAACACCGCAGACTCAGGACTCCATCTACAACTCCTTGCCACAACGCGGTTTCACCGTGCGTATCTGGCCTGGCCGCTACCCTACGGTGGAAGAAGAGGAGCGGTACGGCGGTTGCCTCGCACCCTACATTAAGCAGAAACTCGACGGGCACCCCGAATTACGCACCGGTTACGGTATCCTGGGGAATCGCGGAGCACAGACTGACCCTGCCCGATACACAGAACAGAAGCAGTTAGCCAACGAGCTGGATTACCAGCAGGCTGGCTTCCAGTTACAGTTCATGCTGGACACATCCCTGTCGGATGCGCTTAAGCAGACCCTGCGCCTGGGTGACCTCATCCTGTTCCACGGCTCGCCGGAGTCAGCTCCCGAGGTGCTGCACTGGTCTAACAACCCCCGGCACCTGGCGGAACTCCCCCAGGACTTCCCGCTCGCCCGGGCACAGCTGTATCTGGCCGCTGACTTCTCGGACACGTACGTCAAGTTCACCAACACTGTGGCGTTCCTCGACCCCGCAGGCGGCGGTACGGATGAATCGGTGTGCATTGCCACGGCGAGCATCGGGCCATACATCCACGTAATCGGTATGCACTGCTATCACGGTGGTCAGACCGAAGAGAACGTTGCAGCCGCCGTCGAGTGGATGCATCAGATGGGTGTCCAGTCCGTCACCATTGAGGACAACATGGGGCACGGTGCAGTGACGAACATGTTCCGGGGCGAGATTAAACGCCAGGGGCTGGTCATGGGCGCCGAGGGTATCTACTCCAGCGGCCAGAAAGAAGTCCGTATCCTGAACCGGCTGAACCCAATCATGCAGCGACACCGCGTCGTGCTGCATTGGTCAGTACTCGAAGAAGACCTCCGGCTGTGCCGGTCGATGGCAAATGGTGGGCGGGAGTATTCCCTGTTCTACCAGATGCAGAACCTGACCACACAGAAGGACTCCATCCCTCACGATGACCGCGTAGAAACGCTCTCAGCAGCCGTATTCCTACACGCCGCTGTACTTGCCCAGGATGAAGGGCAAGAGGCTGAGAAGCGCTTACAGGCCGTTTCACGTGAGTTCCTTGCTAACCCTATGGGCTATGACGATAAGAGCTGGATTGACCAACGCGGTCGCCCAGCCCGTGGTGCCCGGAGACGATTAAAATGAGTATCATCACCGCAACAGCTGCTCAACGTGCCGAGCTGCATGCTGCCCTGTCACAGTGCGGTAAAGACCTGCACCGCTTTAGTGAGCGCGCCAACACGCCGACCACTGATGAGGCTGCTGAGCTGGCCGCTGTAATCACCCGCGCTACTGCTGCCCTGGCGGCTGCAGGCTACAGCTCTGTGCCATCTGGCTCGGCGGTCGTGGCTAATGCGGGAACTGTGGCAGTCCGCAACAGTGCAGGCGCAGACAGCCATAACGCCACAGCTGTGGTTACCGGCTCTGCCCTGACCGGTGTTAACTTGGCGGCTACTGTCGCTATGGTAGACACCGCCGATGCGGTCACCGTGCCTATTACGTTCGTGACCGCCCGTACCGCTGGCGCTACTGCTACAGTCGCCGCTACCATTACCGTTGCTGCTGGCGCTATCTCAGCAATCTCAATCGCATAATAGGAGAGCCACATGGCCCTGTCCGCATCTACCGCTGCTGAGCGTAAAGAACTCATGGAAGCAGCAAACAACGTCCTGAAAGTATGTAAGGACTTCGACAACTCGGGATTCATCGACACGGCGAACACCGACCTGATGACCCTGTACACCGCAGCTATCACGCGACTCAGTGCCGCTATCACCGCTGCAACCAACTAAGGGTTAACCATGAAACTGTCCCAGCTATTCGCCGGGGCAGTCCTATCTCTGTCACTGACATTGACGGGCTGCGCCGCCACATCACTACTGTCTGCTGCAACCTCAGCCATTTCACCAAATAAGCCGGAGATTACCGCACAGGTAGGTGCTGAGAACACCAAGCAGGGTATTGGTGTGACGGCCAAAACGTCAGAAGATACCAAAGTCGGTGACGTATCCGGTAACGCAAAAGTAGAGAACGCAAAGCAGGGTAAGGAATCCAGCACTGTGAAGGACGTGTCCGGCAATGCCAAGGTGGACACAGCCAAGCAAGGTGAAGATAGCGTCACGGTCAAGGATGTCACAGGAGGCGCTGTGAATGCGTCTAAGCAAGGCTCTCAGGTAACCCAGGGGAATGTACAGGCCAAGCAGTTCACGGTCAACCAGGGCGATTCCAGGGGGCTTCTGTGGGCATTCAGCATCAGTATGGGTGCATTCCTGATTTTGGTTTTCGGACTGGTGCTATTATTTTTAAAACTTCGTAAGGGTAAAGTGAATGGAAGCCCAACCGACACCACCTCAGAAACCACCACATAACCTGCAATCGCGTATGGGCACACAGGAGGCCCGTATGGAAAACCTTGAAGCACGAGTCGATGTTCACGAGCGCCGCATCACAGCGCTCGAACAGGGCGATGCTGCTATGCTGCTTAAGCTGAGCGAGAACGATGCGCGCTGGCAGCAGGTTAATGCGAAGTTGCAGGTCGTGGACCAAATCCAGGACATCCAGCAGACCATGAGCACAATCGGCAAAATCTTCGTCAACGGGGCTAAAGTCATTCGGTGGTGCATCACTACCGGTGCATTGGTTTGTGGCATCTACATTGCGTTGCACTCAGGCGACCTCGCGTCTCTGACTACACTCATTGGCCAACTAATCGGGATGCCCTAATGTCCAACTTCGATACATGCATGAAATTTACCGGGTTAGCCGAAGGCGGGTACACTAACCTGCCCGGCGACCCAGGAGGCGAAACAAACTATGGTATATCCGATAATCGCGATGGAGTACGTGACGGCATGGTCTCGGGTGTCCCTGGAGCGCCTGGCCCTGTTCCTGTTAAGCAGCTTACGCACGACCAGGCACTCGCCATCTATCGCCGAGATTACTACGCCCCCATCCGTGGCGATGCGCTACCGCTGCCGGTTGCCGTCGCTGTCTTCGACTACGCGGTCAACTCCGGTGTCGGTACTGCAGCTAAAGCTCTACAGCGGGCCTGCTCAGTTACTGTAGACGGTAAGATTGGTCCCGCTACTGTGGCCCAGGCCAAGAGCCTGAATGCCCGGTCCCTGGCTCAGTCCGTCTGCAACCTCCGCGTCCAGATGCTGGAACAGAGTACTGCACCTGGCGTGGTGAAGTACCGCGCTGCCCTGATTGCCAGGGCTAAGCGTTGTGCTGCCTTCGCTCAAACCCTGTGAGGCTCGTATGCAGAAACGCAGTGGCACATTCACATTAAGCAACTTAGGCCACCGGTATATCGTAGCCAACGTACCCAGCGGCGAGAGCATCGACGTGTACCTCATCAACTCCGATGGAGACGAGGTTCTTATCGACCGCTTTGTCATGAGTACCACCGGCGAGTGCTATCTCGATATCCCGACCAAGTTCGTATGCTCCGCTGGGGCAGAGGTTGATATCGCATGAGCCTACTCAACAACGGCGAAGGTAGACTCGGCAGGCAAGCTGCCGGGTTCTCCGCTCAGACAACACAGAGCTTCATCGAGGCTCACGTTAAGAACGGTGTCTTGTACCAGATGGCCTGGCATCCTGCAGACGTTGCAGCCGGTGCTAACTCAGACCTGGTATTCACGGTCCCGGCTAACACAATTGTGCTCATCAAGTCCAGAGTCATCCAGACAGACGCGGCCTTCATGACTGCAGACGTGTATGACACACCCACCTATACAGGCGGCACCATCCTACCGTCATACAACCTGAACCTGAACAGCAGCAATGTATCAGCGTCAGTCCTGCGCGGTGGGCCGACCGTCACGGCTACCGGTACAAAGGTTGCAGCCTCATCTTATCTGCTTGGCTCCAGCACCCAGGGTAGCTCGCAACGTGTAGCGTTCAGCACTGTACCAGGATTCGAGCGGTTCCTTATGCCTGATAAGACGTATCTGCTCAGAATCAACAATGGCAGCTCGTTTGATGCGCGCCTGGTGGTGGACCTTGTGTGGTTCGAGGGTTTACCCAGCAGATACCCGGTTATATAA